AAATCACCTGGTTTAAGTTTATTAATAACTTCTTTCAATTCAGCTTCAACCAATACCTTTTTTATTGATTTGGTTAATCTTATCACATGATTCATAATTTATTGTTTTTATATAAATATTCAGTAAATGAAAAATCCCTCATAATTATGAGAGATTTCCCGTATTCTGTATTTTATTCTTTAATGCTTGACCAGTCGTTGAAGTACTTCTAGTTCCTTTACCTGTGCTTGTTGTTTTACCTTGACTTTCGTTCTTTTCTTCAGCGTCCATAATATCATTATGTCGTTTAATAATATAATATCTTCTACGATATGTTGGCATATTCCACACTTCATCGTGTGTTATACCGTCCATATAAGTAAAAACAGCATAACATTCGTCAATCAGTTGTTTTTTATAGCTCGATGTCAGGCCAAAAAAATGATAAGTTAAGGGGAAGAAACGTTTTTACGGACCCACCCCCCGGAGTCCCGACAGTGATATTCATATCCATGCCTGATTCTATTTTTTCAATATACTTTCTAAGACTTCTTACGTCACCTAACCTTATTCTTTCGACATATCTAGCAACCGCTTCAGATTCAGTAATCTCATTATCAGGATGGTACCTTTCATTGGTTGGTTTATTATATGAAACTATTTGTCTTTTAAGTGTAAATGAGCTGATATCAGTAATTTCGTTACTCATATCAGAAATGTGCTCTTCAATATCCTCTACGTCACCAACTGTAAGTAATTTAAATATAATTCTATCTTTACTTAATGGTAAAATAAATTCAAAATAACCATCCGAATTAGGTTTAGCACCTAAAGGTTTCATTGGTAATTTATCTAAATCAATTGTAGCGGTAAATTCTTTATATTCAGGGTCTTTTGGGTCTGAAAGCGTAATATTATATTCTGAACCATAACCTGTTGAACGTAACCAAAGCATGATTGCGTTTCTATCACCAACATGTAAATCACGATACTTTAAACGAGTATTCATCATTTTTCTATTGATAAGTACTTCTAAGAACTTTCCTGATTGTAAAAGGTTTGGGTTTGTGATGATATCCTCATCCGTAGCGTTCAAATAAGCTACGTCTATGGTACTTTTATGATTTTTATATACTAAGCCTCCACTTGGTAATTTAAGTGCGTCATAAGGCACATCTTTCTGTGGTTGACTCAATTTTTCATAGATTTTACTTAAATCTATTTCTTCCTGTTCCACATCACCATTTTTAGCTACATATTTAGATTCAATGCTTGGTGCATATTGAACTTGTTGGGTTTGGGTTTCTTCTACAAGCTCCCCATTTTCTTCGGCTCTTTTTTTCGCTAAAAGAGCATCTCTTCTTGCGATTTGTTTCTCTAAATTAGCCATAGTATTGGCATTCATTTGCTCTTGAGCACTCATTTCAGCGGGGGTTTTTTGTTTTACTTCTTCTTCCGCTTGTCTAGCAATTCTATCGCCAGTTTCGTTGGCTTGTTTCATTGCTTCATTTAAATCAACTTCCGTTGGGAATACGTTTGGTTTTTTATCCATTTTTTTAAAACTTTAATTTATTGTAATATATTATATAAATACCTAAAGTAAAGTTTTTTACGGAAATAGTAGTTTAATTTATCTTTCTAAGTTATCCATGCGTCTATCAGCATCAACTGTCGAAAAGAATTGATATGCTTCCACATCTGTAGTAATATTAGTTATTTCTTCTTCAACAGGTGGAATTTCTTCAACAGGTGGAATTTCTTCAATATCACTACCTAATGACATCATACCTTCTTCAAGGTCATCCTCATTTTCATATTTTCCATCCCAACTGAACGCTGATTCCTTTAGGTTTCTTTGCTCGAAGAGTTTATTAACTCTTTCCATATGTATTTTTTTATCGTGTCTTCTCATAACTCATATTTTTTACTTTATCGTAGGAACCAATACCATAATGACTATCGGTGAATTCTTTTACGTCAGAATCAGTATATTCTAACGCCTCACCATTTTCTATTGCTTCTTCTGGTGTATCATCTGATAAATAACCATCATGTTTCATCATAACAGCGTGTAAATGTTTAGCTTTATTTATATCGTTATATAAAATATAACCATCACCATATATTCCATGACCATCCCTTTTTACAGTTAATAAATCAACATTATTATTATTTTTTATGTATTTATCGTACCATCTTTCAACTGTTGGTCCAAGTAAAAAACATACACTTCTTTTTCCGTTTATTACTGTCATCATCGCATCTTCATCAGTATAAGCTTCACTAGCGTTAATAGCTTCATTCAAATTCCTTTGCTCAAAGAGTTTATTAACCCTTTCCATATGTATTTTCTTGTCGTGTCGTCTCATAATATTCCAATTATTTTAATGTTTTTGGTGTCGAATACAATATATTCAGTTATTTTATATCCAAGGTCTGTTGTATCTAAAATAACAGCATCAAACCCATTTTTTATTGCTTTATCAACTACATGTGGTTTTTTTTCCCCAGTTTCATAAGCCTTTCCAGCGTCAAATTCATCAATCATAGGGTTATTAAATGTTAATTTTACTTTCATAACCTTACCATGGGTTCCAGCAAATGATTTAGCGTGCTCTAATGAATTAGAAAAAAAGAAACCCTTTGATGGTCCCTGAAATTCTCCCTTAAATTCTGAAAAATTTGACTTTGTACCATGATATAGAAAATTAGGAGTAACATACTCATTTAATTGTCTTTGTTCAAAGAGTTTGTTGACCCTTGCCATATGTATTTTCTTGTCGTGCCTTCTCATTTTGGTGATATTTTAAAATTCTATTGCAAATATACTACAATAAAACTAGAAAACAAAATAATATTTACTAACCTCTATTAAGTTTAGCTAACCTTTCTTGTCTTAACTTCAACATAATACCCCTATATACATCATCAGGTTGTTTAGCATTATAAACATTAATATGATATAACCCATCATCATTACCACTATACTCAACACGAGCACCATCGTTGAATGTACTCATATATTTTTTTAACCCAATATCTATTATATCAGATTTAATAATTTCAAGATTTTCATTTATTCTATTCCTTTGTTCAAAAAGTCTGTTGACCTTTTCCATATTTTTCTTCTTGTCGAATCGTCTCATAATATATTGTTTTTTATATAAATAGCTTATATAAATAGAAAAACCACCTTAGTAGCGAACTTAAGTGGTTTTATAATAGCCGTTAGACTATAGCGGTCCTAAACCGTGTATTATAATGTCTTTCTTCTAGAATAATAGAATTGCTCTATCAAATCTTAATGTCATAGTAATATCTGCAATTGCATCATCATCCATAGATAAATCACCAAAATTAGCAGATTCTATCATAGTTCCTTGAAGTTGCCATTTTTCAATAACAACACCCGTTGGGTCAAGCATTTCAATTTCTATGTCTTTCTTATAACCAGCAGCATAACCTTGACGACCTGTAACTGATTCAGAGTGAAGTCTAACCCACTCCATTATAGCTTGCGATGTTGAAGGTCCAATTGCATCTCTCATGGTAACCTCGATGTTTTCCCATAAAAATCTACCAAGAACCCAAGTTGACGTGTTTAAGAATGGAATCTCAACCGCTGTTTGCGTAATTGTAGGACGGGATGCTGATTGTAACCACCATTGTTGTATTCCTAGTTCAGCTGGAAACCTAAGCAACCATCTATTTTTTTTCTTTGGTTCGTAAGGAACTGGCATCTTCATTAGTAAATCACTCATAATATATTTTTTTTAATTTAATCTTTTTATTTAATAATAAATATATGGGAAAATAAAATTTCCCATATATTTTCATTTTTATTTTATACGTCTTCGAATGAAGCTCCTGTTGACATTACTACGAATTCTATTGTGATGAATTCTAACGCTCTAGTTGGTTTGATAAATATTCTACCCGCTAATTCGTTTCTATCAATTGATTCTGGACTGTTATCCACTTCCACTCTAAAGTCTGTAAGACCTCTTTCGCTTCTAATACTTTCAAGTATTGGGTTTACCAATGATTTAAATTGATTTCTTACAACTTCATCATTTTGCTCAAATAATAATCTAATTGATACAGCAGAGATAAGTTTTCTAGCTTGAAGAAGAAGTCTTCTAACATTTAATCTATCCAATGCACTTTCTTTAACTTGAAGAGTTTTATTACCCCAAATTTTGATACCCTCCGCTGAGAATGTCGCAATTGGATTAATTCTACCTTCATAAAGTGTATCCCTTTCTTCTAATGTTAGTTTTTTTCTAGCTTTTTCAGCAGAAACATCACCTCTTTGAATACCCGCTACTGCGAACCAAGGGAATGCTATATTATCTGTTAATGCTATGTTTCTACATACATCTCTTGTTGGTGGCAAGTATATAAGAACGTTGTTGTCCGTATCATTTACTTGTACCCAAGGCCAATATGTTGCAGAATAGTTACTATCGATTCCTGAATTATCCAAGTTATCAACAGCAGCTTCAGCAGTTATAATATCTCCAGCACTATCTGTGTCAGGTGAAGTTATAATATAAATTGAATCACATCTTTTTTCTTCTACCATTTCAATAGTAGCTTCTACTAAATTCGTGTTATCAAATAAATCAATACCCGGTGTTGCAAATACGTTAATATTTGTTTCTTCAGGGTTTTGGAATGAATTGATAGCTTCTAAATAAGCGTAGTAATCAGAAGTAGTTCCTTGTTCACCATCAGATTGAACCTTAGATGCAATTGAAGTACTTGTAATACCAGCAGTGCTTTTAGTTCCACCTAAAGCGAATGTATCAGTATTTGTTCTTTTTGTTCTATAAATATCCCATCCATCAAAACCACCATAAGGCGCAAATGTGAATTTTCTTGAATATATTTTTTCATAATCAGTTCCCACTAAATCAGCATCAGTTCTGAATTCAGATGTACCGTTATCAAACGTATAACCAGCTAACATACTATTAGTAGCACCACTATCCATATGGAAACCATCTGTCATACCACTTGCTACTGTACCTTTATAATTAAAGAAATTTTGGTCGATACCTACTGTATCAGAAACACCTAAATAAATCTTTTTAGTTTTACCATATTGGTCATATTCTTGATTATAAGCAATTGTTGGAGCAGTAGCACCAGCTATAACTCTTTGGTTTACACCTGTGAAACCAGCTGGGAATGAAAGACTTGTATCTTCATCCTCATCTAATTCTAATAAAATGTAGTTAGATTTACTTGCATAATAACCATCTAGAGTTCCAATTCTTCTAGCAACAAAGTTGGCGGAAGTTGGGTCCATATTACATCTTGCATATTTTTCGAAGAATACAGGATTTGCATCCGTATCATAAAATGCTCTAACATATACGTCAAATTCTTTTTCATCAGGTTTTATATTCGCAATTGAAATCTTAATTTCAGAGTTTGCACTATTACCATCAGAAATTGTTATGAATCTAAATAATTTTTTAATTACAGTACCTTGAACCTCAGATACCACATAAGGTGTTATCGCTGGAGCATATTCGGCTTTATAGTTATCAAAATCAGCAGTAGAAATCAATGTTTCAGATACACCTGTAATTCCACTCAAAGTAACAGCGCTGTCAAGCATGTTTTTATAGATTTCTTCAACAAAAATTGGAGCTTTTCCATTTAGTGCATCAGTACCTAAAACTCTTGCAATGTAGTTTTTCTTTGTAGAATCAAATGAAACGTTGTACGTAAATACGCCAGTTACTTGACTAACACCACTCAACGTAAATTCACCTAAAGCACCTGAAGGGGCAGATGAAATCACTAAATCAGTAGTCCCAGTAACCTCGAAATCTAAATATTCGTCAGAACCATAAGTAGCTCTACTTCTAAGCAATGCAATCACTTTTGTAGTGTCTGTTGAACCAGAATCACTTGTTATAAACCAAGATTTTCCAGCGTCATAACCTGAAAAACCTAATACTCTGGTAACGTATAATTGGTTTGATTTTGTAAGATATGATTTTGCGATATAAGGCAATTCATATTTTGCAGCACCAGTATCTTTTACGATTGTTGCGTCAAGCCCACCGAAGAAAGATTTAAATTCATTGAAATTTGAAACAAAAATTGGTTGGAAAGCTGGACCTTTTGTGGTCTCACCCGCCAAACCTAAGGTTGTTACACCGATTTGTCTTGTTACGTATGAAATGTCTTTTTCTGAAGTGTAAACACCTGGACTTACGAATACTCTGTTTGTAGAACTCATGTAATTAATTTTTTATATTTTTCTTATTTAATAATAAATATGTAGAATTTTCCCAAAAGCGTTTCCGATGTATATAATACATCGGAATTAGTATGATTTTTATCTTACTTTTGTCATACTTGACATATTTATAGGTATGAAACGTAGTAAAAACTTAAAAATTACACCAACAACACACAAAATCCTTAAAGATTACTGTGAAGAAAATGGGTTAAAGATGTTTGGGTTTGTAGAGAAGTTAATCAAAGCTGGTTGCAAAGAAGAAACTGATATCTACGGTGACCCTATAAAATAAATATATTAAATAATTTTAAAATACCATCCCATATCGCAAAACAAACGAACCATCATCTAATTGTACTATTTCTGGGGCATGAGCATGTGTAGCCATAAGAACCCTTAAATCCATTTCATCTTTACTAAATTTTGATGACGCAGTTACTAATACATCAGGACTATAATTACCACAAGGCCACGGCCAGTCAGCACTATCAACCCTAGTTCCCAACATCGTTGGAAACATTGAACTACCTTTGGCTTGTACATCACATTGTTGAACAACCATAAATCCTAAATCGGTTCTACCATTCCAATTATTCAATGTAGATTTTTTAATCTTAATTTCAGAATAAGCTCCACTAGATGCCCCATTAGGGTTAGGAGCCGTTGCCGTAGCACCAGGTCCACCATATCTCCAATCTACCCCATCTACCCATGCTTTAGCGTTGGCAAATGTACATGTATTTGGTGAAGCTGTATATGTTGGAACTTCTAATTCTAAAGGGTAAGTAGCACCGCTTAAACCTTGCAGTACATATTCACCTTGATTGTCACCGTCACCAGCTATCACAGGAAGAGTAGGTGCTCTACTGGCTGAACTACCAGCTGTAATATCTCGTACAAATACCCATTGCAATGGGTTGGCTGAAAGTTTACCTTTCCAATCATCAGTTGGAGATAAAAATATACTCATATGGTCAGAACCTTGTATACATCCATCAATTATATTATTTCCAGCAATATATAGATACTCATCATCTTGAAATATCCATATTTGTGAAATAACCTCACCACCAAGACGATTAACATATCTCTTAGCTCCAGTTGTTACCCATTTAGCTACTGACCAATCAGTTCCTATATCTGCCCAACTTATTGTGTCCGTACCACCTGAATACCAAGGAATTAGCATTTCAGAATGTTGAGCCCAAATACCTTGATTTGCGGTTGAAAAGGTAACTGGCATTACTATTTCTGAACCATAAGGACCAGTACCAACTGAACCAATAACAAGGTCTGCATCTTCTTCAAGATTACTATGAGAACCGAATTCGAAATTCACGGTTTCAGTATTTCTACCAGCAGTAGAAATACCTACTTCAACAGCTATTCGCTCCCCGATTTGTAGTGTGTGTAGAGCGGTAGTGTAATTATGCGTGTTAATACCTTGATTAGAAATCGCCCCTCCCATTGGAGATGCAGAACCTTGAACTATACCTAATTCTACGATTGCTGAAGCTTGTTGCATTGCTTTCCACGGTGTAAGCTCTCTATCAAAACTAATAGTGGAACCCGTTTGAGTGACCACGGAAAGTTTAAAATATAGATTGGCGTTTAATTGACCAGCACTTTCCCAAGCACATGCATGATTAAACCCAAATGAACATCCAAGAGGTAAAGTAATAACCTCTGGGCAACTTGGTGTTACCCATGTTCCCATATGTATTGTTTGTACTGTACCATCACTTGTGTAGGTGACAGTATTTTGAGTTTGTGTTTCAACATCACCCAATGTTCGTGTAATTGAACCACCATCAGCCTCAACGGTTGCCCACGAATCTGATTTATTATTCGTTAACCACGTTTCTGTTGGGGTAATATTTGTAAAAGTTGATACTATTGACATATTTTATAATATTTTATATCTTATAATATAATCAACATAACCTAAAAATAAATAGATTATGTTAATTTTATTTAAAAGAACCCAATTCCAGCAGAACCGTAATAGTTTGTACCATCATAAAATAATGCTACCATATCATGATTTGCCTCTAAGGTTGATAGTGTTGGGGCAGTCCCACCTAACCATTTAATTGTTGGCCAAGTAATCGTTCTACTTCCAGTAACATCTTGAACAATAAGTAATAGTAAACTAGTCGGTTTAGATGGTGCAGTGAATGTAAGTGTTTCATTACCAGCACCAAATGTGAATTTAGCTTTATTACCTAACGTCCAATTTATATTTGTAGTAGTAGTAACCCCAGTTTGTTCTTGTAAGGTGAAACCAATTGTATTATCCTGAGCATCAAGTTCTGCTCCAAGTTTAGGTGTAGTCTCATTTACTAATAAAGGTAATGGGACTTCAACTATACTCCCATCGGTTTCAAATCCCGCAAGATAAGTTGTCGTTCCACTTATAGTTCCACCACCATAAGTAGTAAATCCTATTGTGTCTGATTCTAAAGTAATTTTTTGGGTAGGTGAATTATATTTAAAAAATACACTAGTATTTGACCCACCAATTTCCAATATATTCAGACCAGCTTTTATAGTATAACTATCATCGTCACTATCTGCATTTGCCCCATTATATAACCTTAATAATCCACCAACATTAGTTGTTGACCCATAAATATTTACTACTCCATTTACTGTATCATCTACCCCTATATCTAAAGCTCTAACAGAGGGAACACTAGAATCCATAGTAAATCCAGAAATTCCTTCTAAAGTGCCATCTCCAGTCCAGACTCCTATTTCATTATTTAGAGGTGTACCTACCTTAGCTACATCTCCACCACCCGCTACAATCTGTGGTATCCATTTACCAGTTGCTGTATCCCATGATAATACTTGATTATCAGTCGGAGTAACCCCAATAGTCGTATCAGTTAACCCTGATAATGAATCAGTATCAGTGAATAATGCACCTACTGGAACAGCTGTTTCAACCAATGGGTGAACCAAATCAGTTACCTTGGCGTTATTCGATATAATATCACTAGCTTGAGTTTCAGTTATTCCAGTCTTAGCGTTATTTACTATTATATCACTTGCTTGCGTAATTGTTATTCCAGTCTTAGCGTTATTTACTATTATATCTGACGCTTGTGTAATAGTTATACCAGTCTTAGCGTTATTAACTAGGATATCAGAAGCTTGAGTTTCAGTTATACCAGTTTTAGCGTTATTAACTATTATATCACTTGCTTGTGTTATTGTTATTCCAGTTTTAGCTGTATTTACATCTACTTCATTTTTATAAATTGTTGTAAAGTTATTATCAGTATGTACATAAGCTGAATCAATTACTGTATCAACATTATAACCTTGAACCGTTACACCAATATCATCAATGGTTAATCCAGTAAATGGAACAAATTCTAATGCATCCTCAGTACTATTTACTTTAACGGTAGTTCCACCTTGTCCAGCGAATGAAGTCGGAGTATCAAGCAATCCTAAGAATGATGTAATCAAACTACCACCACCACTAATTCCACCAGCAGATGTGTTTGGAGATTTACCTCTTAAATCCTCAGTATCCTCCAAAGTCCAAACTGTGTTATTTATTTTAAATGTAAATCTTGCAATTAAAAATCCAGTCCCTCTAAAAGCCCTTGGTATGGTATATACCGAGTTTCCTAATGAATCACTTATCGCTAATTCTGGAGTATTCTTTGAATATGTTCCAATTGGTAGATTACACATTATATGTGACCTTTCACCAGTTTTATTAGCCACACCCCATATTACTAATGAGAAACTAGAATCCCCTAATGAAGTTCCAAGTGCATCTGAAGTTATACCTTTTAAATCAGTTAATGTTAAATATGGTGTTGTAAAATCATTTATAATATGAATATCATCCGTTGGCATTGATGATGATGGGAATTGCTGTTTATGTAGTTGATATACAACCCCACCAGTTACTTGAACGTATAAGTTTGCTGGTAATCCAATCGCAGAACCTTCAGTTCCAGAATCCCAAGTTGCGTGAAGAGTTCTTAACCTTTCTGTTATATGAGTTAAATGCCCTTGATTATCAGAACCTTGAATATGGTCATTAAAATTATGATTTTTTAACGCACCTAATGACAATGTATTAGCCGCTGATTGTAAGAATACTTCAGCAACCCTTATATGCTCAGTAGCTGGGAAACCGCTTGTACTAACAGTTAAAACCTTTGTTGATTGTGGTATGTATACATAATTCATTTGAGGTATTGTGTCAGTACCCGCAATTAATTCAACAGTGGCACCTGGTGAAGTATCTAATAATGAGAATCCATCACTTAATATCATTGTTGTATCAACATTACCATTTTTTGGTGTGAACGTACCAGTAATTGTAGCCCCACTAACTGACACTTTAAATTCAAACGATTCTCTAAACGTACCATTCCAAAAGTTTGATAAAGTATTTTGTAAGTTAAATGCAATATCTATTGTGGTTACCCCTGAAATTCCAACTGAATCAACAACCCCTATTAAAACCTCATAATTTGGGTATAGTGGTTTTACGCTTGTTAAAGTACCAGCAATAGTTGCAGATAAATAAATAGGTCCTTCTGTGAAACCAGTCGTGTTTATTGGGTCAAGAACACCTTGAACCATAACATGTCCATCATCACCATCTAGGATATCATGAGCAATAACACCTAATTGAGAAGAAATTGTTACATGCGTATCAGCAATCGCCTTACTTACGTTAGATACTCCAAGAGTGGAAGTTCCGTTAGGGTATACCACAGTCCCCTTTAAAAGGGTACCACCAGTTGCATTATGAACATCAAACATTGTATCCAGACCCACCTTATTAATACTACCATCACCAGTTGGTACATTGATAGTATGATATTTTGTATTCCAATTTATCGGACCACCATTAGTGAAGTTTAAATCAGTTAAGTTATTAATATTATTATTGTTAAAGTCAATGTCTCCTGATAATATATTAGCCTGTGCTCTCGCTTGCTCTAATGATACTGCATGTGGATTTAAAGTATCTCCAGTATGTGTATTAAAAGATGTATCGTCATATATTGTATCTGTGAATAATGCACCTACTGGTACAGCAGTTTCAACCAATGGATGAACCAAATCAGTTACCTTTGCATTATTCGTTAGTATATCACTTGCTTGCGTAGCAGTTATTCCTGTCTTTGCGGTATTCAAATCAACTTCTGCTTGAATTGCTGTATCATTATAAACTGTGTCCGTGAACAAAGCACCTGATGGCACCGCAGTTTCAACGGTTAAACTATTTACAGTTTCGGCATTATCAACTATTCCACTATCATTGGTATCATATATTGATTTCAACATATTACCTAAATAGTTAGCGTCACCATATTCTTTTGTTATAATTGATTTTGTATTTCCACTAATTAATAAATTAGTTACACTTGGTAAGGTTGCCAATCCATTCTTAAGAATAGTAAACGCATTACTTCTTGAACCAACACTCGTACCGTTACCTAATACAAATAATCTATCCGTACCAACAAATGTTGTAGTATTACCACTAATAATCGTACCATATAAACCACCAACTATTTCACCAAATGAGTTAGCTTCCATACTATGACCACCTAATACTGTTCCATAATCACCAGTTACTATGTTACTAAAACCACCACTAATATTTCCATAATGTCCACTAGTCGCATTAGTCCAACCACCACCAATAAATGAATGGGTTCCACTTGCTATATTTTCTCTACCACCAGCAACAACCGCATAGATATTTGTTGCACTATTAGTCCAACCACCACCAATAAATGTATGACTATCAGTAGCCGTATTATCTTGACCACCAGAAATAACTGACCATCCAAAACTATCACTATTAGTATTATCTTGACCACCGCCAATAAATGAATAATTATCATTAACTGCGTATCCACCAACTTGTGTTGGTACAATACTTGTTCCTGAATATTCGTAAGTAGCGGTAGCGCCACTAACACTCTGTGGTATCCATTTACTAGTCGCTGTATCCCAAGTTAACACTTGGTCATCAGTCGGAGTAGTTATATTTGTATCAGTTAAACCGGATAATGAATCAGTATCTGTAAATACAGCCCCAATAGGAACCGCAGTTTCAACCAATGGGTGAACCAAATCAGTTACCTTGGCGTTATTAGCTAATATATCAGCTGATTGTGTAGCAGTTATCCCTGTTTTAGCTGTATTTAAATCAACTTCAGCTTGAATAGCTGTATCATTATAAAGTGTATCAGTAAACAAAGCACCTGATGGTACAGCCTCTTCAACCAACGGATGAACCAAATCTGTAACTTTAGCATTATTCGTAATAATATCCGATGCTTGAGTTTCAGTTATACCCGTTTTAGCGTTATTAATTAGGATATCAGAAGCTTGCGTTTCAGTTATCCCAGTTTTAGCATTGTTTGTTACTATATCTGATGCTTGTTGAGTACTTATCCCCACCTTAGCGTTATTCAATAGTATGTCAGAAGCTTGCGTTTCGGTTATTCCTGTCTTAGCTGTGTTTAAATCAACTTCAGCTTGGATAGTTGTATCATCATAAACGGTGTCGGTGAATACAGCACCACTAGGAACTGCGGTTTCTACCAATGGATGAACTAAATCGGTAACCTTGGCATTATTAGCTAATATATCAGAAGCTTGAGTCTCAGTTATTCCAGTTTTTGCGTTATTCAATATTATATCACTAGCTTGAGTGGTAGTTATACCCGTTTTAGCTGTATTAGCTACAACATCTGTATTGTTTGATACCTCAGTATCAAAATCAGTTACATCACTCGCTGTATGAGTATGTCCAGTTAATGAATAATCTTGTAAATCAGATATTTGACTTTCAGTTATTGAAATTGAACCTTGTGTATAATGAATATTTGTATCACCGCTGTGTGTAACTAAATCAGCTTGTAAAGCTTTTGTATCTAAAGCTGTTTGAGTGGCTGTAGAGATAGGTTTATCTGCGTCTGATGTATCATCAACGTTTCCTAATCCTACTTGCGTAGCAGTCACCGTATGAGGATTTGCAGTATCTCCTGTATGAATAACAAATTGCGTATCATCAGTTTTTAAATCCAACGCTGTTTGAGTAGCCGTACTTACAGGTTTATTTGCGTCAGAAGTATTATCTACATCACTTAAACCTACTTGTGTTTGAGTAACACTATGAGGGTTTGCTGTATCACCAGTATGAATAACAAATTGCGTATCATCAGTTTTTAAATCCAACGCAGTTTGCGTTGCTGTTGAAACTGGTTTATCCGCATCAGATGTATTATCTACATTTGATAATCCAACTTGTGTTTGAGTAACTACGTGAGGATTTGTTGTATCACCTGTATGTGCATCAAAAGTAGTTTCTAATGGATATCTATCATCTAAATCTTCAGTGATTGTAACGCCACTTAATGTAGTTAATGTTAAAACTCCATCTGATGTATTGAAAGTCATTCCCGTTACAACATCGCCAGAGCCAGCACCACCACCAGATATATCTGTAAAGTTAGCTGTTACTGTTCCACCATCTCTTTGTTCAAGGGTAATAGTTTTTGTACCAGTACCTGTAACAGTCATTCCAGTTATTGAATCATCATAAGCAATGTCCCATTCTGTTGAATTATCAGTAAAATCTGTTATATCAGCTATTAAATGAGTATGTCCAGTTAATGAATAATCTTGTAAATCAGATATTTGTGATTCTGTAATTGATATAGAACCTTGTGTAAAGTGAATACTTGTATCACCTGAATGAGTAACTAAATCTGTTTGTAAGCTATAATCTTTTAAATCTGAAACTTGACTTTCAGTTATTGATATACTTCCTTCAGTGAAATGAATAGTTGTATCACCACTATGTGAATCCAACCCACTTGCCGTATTTGCAACTATAATTGCATCATCATAAGTTACCTTGGCATTATTAGCTAGAATATCACTAGCTTGAGTCTCAGTAATCCCTGTTTTAGCATTATTCAATATGATATCACTAGATTGAGTTTCAGTTATTCCTGTTTTAACAGTATTTAAGTCTACTTCTGCTTGAATTGCTGTGTCATTATAAACTGTATCTGTGAATAAAGCGCCTACTGGTACAGCAGTTTCAACCAATGGATGAACCAAATCGGTTACCTTAGCATTATTCGATATTATATCCGATGCTTGCGTTTCAGTTATACCTGTTTTAGCTATGTTAGCCACAACATCTGTATTGTTTGATACCTCAGTATCAAAATCAGTTACATCACTCGCTGTATGAGTATGCCCAGTTAAAGCATATCCACTCAAATCTTGGTCACCAGTGTTGGTACCACTAAGATTTGATAAATTAGTTATATCAGTTCCTGTAATATTATTAGCTTGGCTTGCTACAAACACTGGGTCTGTTTCTGTGTATCCAGTTAAGTATGTGCCTAAATCAGATATTTGTGATTCTGTAATTGATATAGAACCTTCTGTAAAATGTATTGAAGTGTCACCTGAGTGAGTAACTAAATTAGCTTGTAAGCTATAATCTTGTAAATCTGTTATGTCAGCCTCAAGATGAGTATGACCATTCTCTGAGAAGCCTGTAATTGCTACAGTATTACCATTTGAAATTGTTAATTCATTTGGTGTTCCATCCCATGATAGAATTTGTGAATCAGTTTCTGATGTAATATACCTCCCATCTAAATCAACATTGAATGTTGAACCTGATTGGGTTGTGAATTCTAATACACCATCTCCAATATTGAATGTAGCGCCTGTTACAAAATCATCTGTATTTGAAGTACTACCTGTAGAATATCTACCATCTAAATTATATACAACTGTTCCACCTGATAATCTAGTTAATGTTACATCACCAGTTGAAGTATTAAAATCACCACTTGTAACATAATCATTTCCAGCACCAACTCCTACTTCGTCAGTGAAGTTAGCCTGAATCAATCCACCATCTTGTTGGAATAATGTAATTGTTTTAGATGTAGTTCCTGTAACAGTCATTCCAGTTACACTATCGTTATAAGCAATATCCCATTCTGTTGAGTTATCTGTGAAGTCTGTTATATCTGCAATAACATGAGTGTGTCCAGTTAATGAATAATCTTGTAAATCAGATATTTGTGATTCTGTAATTGATATAGAACCTTGTGTATAATGAATATTTGTATCCCCGCTATGTGAATCCAATCCACTTGCCGTATTTGCAACTATAATTGCATCATCATAAGTTACCTTGGCGTTATTAAGTATAATGTCACTAGCTTGAGTTTCAGTAATGCCAGTCTTGGCGTTATTTGTTATAATGTTACTAGCTTGAGTCTCGGTTATACCTGTTTTGGAATTATTAGTTATAATATCACTTGCTTGTGTAGCAGTTATTCCAGTCTTGGTAGTATTTAAAGCCACAGCTGCGCTATCAGTATATGATACCTTAGCGTTATTGTCAATTATATCAGACGCTTGTGTAGCCGTAATACCAGTTTTAGCATTATTAGTTACGATATCTGATGCTTGTTGGGTAGTTATACCCACTTTAGCATTGTTCGTAATTATATCACTTGCTTGAGTTTCTGTTATACCAGTTTTAGCATTATTTACTAGGATATCACTCGCTTGCGTTTCGGTAATTCCAGTCTTTGCGGTATTTAAAGCCACAGCACTTGCATCAGTATAAGATATTTTAGTGTTATTATCAGTAATATCACTAGCTTGTTGGGTACTTATACCCACTTTAGCATTATTAGCTATTATATCACTTGCTTGCGTTTCAGTTATACCAGTTTTAGCATTATTGGTTATTGTATCAGCACTTACTGACGAAATATCACTAGCATTTGTAGATATATCTGTACTATTTGTGATAGTATCAGCGCTTACTGACGAAATATCGCCAGCATTTGTAATTGTATTAGCACTTACTGATAAAATATCAGTTACGTTTGTACCAATATCTATTGTATTTTGAGTTACCCCAGATTGTGGGGCGTAATAAGATGGTAATTGACCTCCTAATTTCTCAGAATCATCAACAATGTTATTACTATTAGTATCATATGTAGATTTTAACATATCACCACCACCTAAACCAGCAACATCATATTGAGTCATTAATTTATTTGTACCAGTAACTAGTGATAATGTATCAGCATCTTTCAGTACATCTGTATCGTCATAACTTACCTTAGCATTATTAGCTATTATATCACTAGCTTGAGTTTCAGTAATTCCAGTTTTAGCTGTATTAGCGTCTACCTCGCTATCTAATGTTGTATGTGTCTTTACACCTATATTAGATAATAGAGTGTGGTCTGTTACACCAGAAGAACTTGGTATTTGTTGGTCAAAAATTATAATTTTATTTATATCGCTCATTATTTAATAATACCCCTTAAGGTTAATTTTGTTTCTTTTGTTTCATCCCTATCACCTTTTAAAGTTAATATCTCATTAGATGTTAAGCTAAATGGTAATTGTTTTTGAACTCCACTTATTTCGAATGTAAGATTATCCATATTATAGTCAACTAAAACATCAGTTAACTCTATATCATAATTCAATGGAATGTTGAATTCTACACCAGAATGGTTAGCTTTTATTATTATTGTAAATGTAATTTCATCTACATCTTTTACCGCATCTATTAATATTTTAGGTTCAGTTTTACCTTCGATTAATTCAGTAAAAATCACAGCTCTATTAATTGTAGGTATTACCTCAAAGCTATTTTCATCCATTATGTACCCTAAAGTTTTCATCTCAAAGTTTTGAACATAAAATCTTCTTTTATCAAAGTCAAATTGACTCTCATCACCATTAGATTCAAAATGTACTGGCATTGGATGACCCTTAACATTTATGTAAAATTGTCTTGAATTAAATGTGGTTTGCACTTTTTCATGAAATCCATTTAAATCTTTCATTCGATTACAAAATAATTTCACTTCATATGTAATATCAACTGAAGTTGGTTGTGGAATTTTATAAGTATCAATACCCTTTCTCCCACCTTCAAATGTTGGAACCTTTATATAACTATATAATTTATTACCCGGTATATTCCATAATCCAACTTGATTTGTCCCTACTTGCACATCCGGTTCTCTTACTACTGTAATAAATGGCATTTTAACATTTTTAAATTTATCAGATAACTCCCAAGTTTTAGAGAATTCAGCCCATCTTTGTATTGTTAAGAAAATTACAGGAACTGACTCACCACCAATTATTAATTCTAAATCTTTATTTACGAAATCAATAAATGAGCCATCAATATCCTCATAGGTAATACCTTTAGGTAAATACGCACCCTTATAGTCAATATCGTCTAGATATTCTTGTCTTTTTTCTGGTCCAACCTTTTGTTTTATGAACCTTACATTTTTTTTAAATCCTTGTGGTAGTGGTGACATATTATTTTATTTTTATATTCCATTAAATTCATCTTCATTGGTAATAGTACATTGAATTGTTCTAAATGCACCTTTATAACCCATGATTGTGTGTTTATTATTGTAAAATTTCTCCCCAGCATTGGCAACACTAAAATATATAATTTCAGTTTCATCTATTGGATAACCAATATAATCACCCATTGAGATATCAACATCCAATTCTTGTAATTGTTTATGATATATTTCGAAGTTAAATTTCCCGTCCTCTAAATATCTAAGACTAGAATCATTATATGTTAAATTTTCTGGCTCATCTATAATTGGGATGATGTATAACTCAACTGGTGGATAAAAATTAATCTCATCAGCACTTGCCTCATTATATAGGTCATCTGATTGTGTAGTACTTCTATCTACACGATATAATATAACAGTAAAGTTCCCATCTCCCTCAATTGTTTCACGACCCATTTCAATTTCCAATTCGAAATCTGATTCATCGAACCATTTATTGATTCTCTTGATTGGTATCTTTCTTTCACTTTTACTCATAATTTGTCTTTTATTATAAATATTTGATATTATATAAATAGTCCTAAAGACTTGACTTTTACGAAA